ACTCAAACTTAAATAGTATTGAACATGGAAGCAAGAGAATTGGAAAGAACGTCACCGTCCTTGGAGCAAATATATGGTGATATAGAGAGTGCAAATAAGAGGCATGAATATAAAGTATTTTATCCTCACTTCGTCTATTTCTCCGACGCTTGCAAACTTGAACTCATGAGACAAGGGTTTAAGGTCTATCAAGGAGAATGGTTGCATGGTGATTATGGATTAATAATAGAATGGTAGCTAATATAAATAGCTTAGAAGACTAGTAGGCTCAATCATGGAATGTAGATATAAACCAGAGAAATGGGTAAGTGCAGACAGGCCGCCTCATGATTATCCGATCGGTACAAAATTCAAAGCTTTAAATGGTGGATATTGGATACGAAACTCGTATGGTTTCAAATGGTACTGTGGGGCAACGTTCCCTACTCTAGGAGGTGATTGGGATGGATCAGTCTGTTTTCCTGAATAGCTCAAATCACGAAAGAATTTAACAAAAGGAATAATATGGAAAGAGAAGATATTGAAAGAGCAGCAGACATATACGCAAATGAAAATCGTAATCGTGGAAATAATGTTAAACCATATTCTGTAGTGGATTTTATTTCTGGTGCAGAATGGCGCATCAACAGCGTGTGGCATGATGCAAGAACAGATGTCCCTGAAGCATATTTCCCAGTACTTGTGGAAGATGACTTGGAGGATTTTGAAGTTAGTATGCTAGCATTAGTAGAAGAATGTCCCAAAAATTGGAGGCGTTGGGCATACATCGATGATTTATGCCTAATGAGGAGGACTGAATTATGAAAAGGTTGATTGACGCAATTATAAAGAAATGGTTCTGTTGCCACGAATGGGAATTGATGTGCGAAAGATGGGTAGAATACAATGATACTGATGGAAATGAAAAGGTGTATACCGTGAGACATTATTTCTGTAAAAAGTGCGGAAAATATAAACGAATTGAAGGACATTGAATTATGGATAAGATAAAATGTATCACTTTCGACCCGGCAGCACAGGAGGCTTTGCCGGATCATATTAAGACTAAAATGAAAGCTGCTCGAGCCAAAGCCAGATTAGAAGCATATCATAAGCAATGTCCTTGTTGGAACAGTCACAACGATAGTTGCTATGATGATAATTGCCCTTGTGATAGAGATTGTGAGTATATGAAAAGTATCAATTTAAAAATAAAAGATTTGAACGAAAGTGAAAGAAAAAGAAATCAAACAGAGACTTCTTGATGAGATATCCGGATGTTTTTGCGAATCTTATTGTTTGTATTACGGCAACAAAGACTATTGCAACACTTGTCCTATCAAGGAAGAAAAGTACTGGCTTGTACGTCCCAAACCTACCGGGGCAGAGAAACGGATAAAAGAAATCCAGTTCTGTGATAACTGCGTGCATTTCTGCCCGATAGAAGAAGGAGAGGAAAACAAACCCAACGAGGAGCTATGCGAGTTTAAACGTCCGTTGCGCTTTCGTCTTGGAATAGATGACTATACCGGTGATGACACCGGATTCTTTTGTCCGGGATGTAAAAACTTCAAAAAGAAATTTAGCCTATGATACCCTACAAAACCAGCCGGGATTACTCCCGACTAAAACAACTACTTGATGAAGGAATGGGAATCGTGTGCTTCTCATTGAAAAGTCGGGAATGTGCGCTTGCGAAAAAGCAAACATTCTGCGATGGACAAATGTTCGCCTACTACTTCGGCCGTTTCCATATCTTCAACCATGATTTAGAATAGCTACATTCGAGAAATTTTGTGATCTATACAACGTCGAGTTTATTGAACCGAATAAACAGATTTAAAGAATCCTTATAAATATACGAATTTACAGTAGACACATCAGCCTCCTTAGCCGGCAGACTTTCTCGTTGAAGTTGACCGGCTCGAAGTCAAGGGAGTCAACCAGGCGGTCAATCTCGCGTCTGGCTGACTCCCTTTTTAATTTTCTTATTTCTTTTTTATTCGCTTTACGCATAGCTTTTCCCGTTTATGTTTGCGGCAGTCGCATATAAACAACTGCACATCCTCGTACAACATCCTACCTAAATAACCGGCCAAATACGCTACTTCTTCACCTCCTATAGGCATTTTAAATGCCGTAGCTATATGATCCTCCAAATGGCGGCATTCGTGCTTTAGGGAGTTTAAAAACTCTTCCGGGGACGAAGTCTTGCTTATGACCATTACAGATTTCCGTAGCTTGTAATTGGAGTACGTGACACCGGTATCAAGTTTGCATGACACCAAATTATTGTAAGCCTCTCTTGCCTTGTCTTTCGGACAATCTATTGATTTCAACAAACCTATGACCTCTTCCGTATAATAGCAGGTGACACGATAAAATATATGCACCTGCCAATCGTACTTCTTTATGTATAGGTCTCTTCTTATCATATTTACATCATTTCATCCCAAATAATAGGCGTTCCAGAACCGATGCAATCAGCGTAGAAACGAGTAAATACAATACCATCGTAAGCGTCCGGATCATCGCAAACGTTCTTCACGTATAAAGCAGCATATTGATCATGGGGAATGGAGGAACCAAGAAAATCAGCCTTGCACATATTGGCTACATACACATAGTCATAGCCGCCTTTCTTCTTTACATCGACGTTATATTTTTTTAGCATTTCGTCGATCTGCTCTTTTGTCCAGGGCTGTACCTTTATTTTCTTGCCAGTTCCATCTTCTTTTTCCATCATGGAAATAGCCCAATCACACATAGCCTTAGAAAAATGCCAGCCATATGCGCTTAAATAAGCTTTCATCCCCGAAGGAAAATCATCGTACATATCTAACCTCATATCTTTACTTTTTTAAGAAGGGGCACAATGTCCCCTTCTGATTTAACGTCTGCGTCTGCGGTATTCCCCGGCATACCGTCCGGTTCCTCTCACGCCGCGCCTTTCACCGAAACCTTCTCCACCGCGTCTCCACATATCGCGGAATTCATCGTCGTCGTCATCGTCATCGTCTCGGAATCCCATACCGCCTTCCATTGCTTTTCTCTTGCCTTCCTTGCAACCAAGTTTATAGGCTTCTTCTATCGCTTCCATCAAGTCTTCGTCTTCATAAGCATCGAACTCTCTTAAAAGCTCTTCTAGTTTTCTATTTGATCCCATAATTATTACTTTTTAGTTGTTTCCTTAACTCCAAGCTGTTGCATCAATTGCTTGTTTAGCTCCATAAGTTCAGACATGTTCTTGCTCATATCAGACATCTGGGCCTTAAGGGTGTTGATTTCCTGTTCTTGACGTTGCTTTTCTGCAAACTCAGGATTGATCATTGTCAACATCTCATCGCAGGATGCTATCACGCTGAGGTCATAGTCTCGACTGTTAACCCTATCCAATCTTTTTTGTTTTATCATGGATATTTCATTGTTCATCGCATCGCGGGAACATGAGACAACAAGATTCCCGTTTTGCCCAAAGTCGGCTATATCACTACCGGAGGGAAGATTCTGAAACGTAGTGTTCTGACCATTAATATTAGCCACGACATCTACGACCATCTCCATCTGAGGTATCTGCCCCATAGGAGCGGGCATAGGATATTTAGGCTTGGGTGCAGAAACGCTTACCACAGAACCAATCTCTATGAAATGTTTGGCTTCCTTATGAAGAATATACAACTGATTATTTACTCGAAGATTCTGAAACATGATTGTTTGATTTTAAAGGAGTGTGGTTATTGCAATTTTTACAACAACCACAGAACTCCATGTTAATTACTACTTGCTTCGCAAAGAAGCCGTTTCTGCTGTAGGAGCCGGAGTCGTTGTCGGTCTATATCCACCATTAACAAGATACAATTCGTTGGTATACTTGTTGTAGTGTATCTCATAGATTCCGGTTCCTGCCAAGTTTGCAACAGTCACAGGCTCATTGTTATAAGCCAGTAACGGACGAGTATCACCGTTTGTCCCAATCAAGATAGGAAGAGTTGCTGTTGTTCCAGCCGGGATAGCTTGACGGAGATTGACATAGAAACCGCCTACATAATCCCGGTTACGAAACGCATGGTTCGGAAGCTCTAATGTCACGTTCTCCGTCCCTACCGTCACAGCCACCGTTGGCAAGGTGTTAAAGTTTGCCCTGCCAAGTGAAGGGAACGGAAAAGGAAATCCTGTAAAAAAGTTAGGCCACATAATTACCTCCTTTCTTACCCGGATCAACCCCAGTAGTTATTGCAACCACATCCGTAACCGCCGCGTCCATAAGCCGCGTCACCGGCATAAGCACCGAAAGCGGCCGCACGATAGGTATCAAGATTTACACCTACAATATTGGGATATTGCACTGGTACAGTCTGAGGCATGCGACATTTTATTCCATCAACATCAGATTGAAGGGACTGTAATCCCGCTACCAAAGGTGCAATCTGCTGAGAGACATTATTCAGGATAGTGGCATTCTGATTACGCTGTGATATTTCAGCAGTCAATGTAGCCTTTTCCGCTGTCAGGGCAGTAATCTTGTCCTGTAATGCCTGATTCTGCATAGCGTCCAACTTGGCAAGGACTGCGTTGGTGTTGGCCAAATTACTGTCACGGAGCGACAAGGTGTTCTGGTTTGCAGTATTTACCAATGTATTGGTCTGATTACACATTGCAAGCTGGTTCTCATATCCCATTGTGGTAATGGAGTTCTGCGTTTTGCAGCAGCAATCGGCTAATTGGGTTGCAAGAGCCGAATTTCCAGACTGGATGCTGTTAATAATCTGCTGCCCGGTCATACCGATCTGACTGCCGATGTTACACAATTGGGTAGATACAGCATTGATGGCGGATTCAATTTGTCCGACAGAACAGTTAATTGAACTTGCCAGTTGATTTAAGTCAACCCCATTTCTTTGAATGGCAGACATAATCATTTCACGTTCCGTTGAATTACTGTTGTTTCCGCCTCCAAAACCGAAGTTGCCGTTGCCAAAGATGGCAGCAATCACAATCAACGCAATAATGTCCTGAAAACCGCCGTTGTTCCCGAAGAAACCACCGTTACCGCCTCCACCGTTCATTAATCCCATGAGGTAACCTGTGTCAATACCTCTGTTCTGCAAAGACGGAAGGATTGATGCAAGTAAGCCGTTACTCGTTCCACCTGCCCCGTCTTGATTAAATACATAAGTTTTTTCCATTGTATTTTAAATCTTAGTTACGGTCAATATCAACCGCATCGCAAATGTCGCAAAACAGTAATTGTATTGAATGGTAGAATGTTGTAGGCTTGTTGTAAAGTTGTTGTTAAACTGTCTGATTTTTTACTTGTTCCCTTTACCGATTAAAAAATTTACGGATCATTTGATAATTTCGGCGGGAAAAGCTTGATGCGCCGGGAATCATATCCTATTCAAAAAAAATACGCTGCCAATTTCTTGACAGCGTACAAATTCTAAGGGAAGCTATAATGATATTGAAAGGAGCTCTTCACCTAACTTGTGTAATGCCTTTTCTAATTTCAAATTTTGCTCTGGCTTAGGGTTTCTATTACCTGACGCATAATGCCACAATTGCTTTTGATTGATACCAGTAATACGCTCTAATCCGGCTTTTGTAAATATGCCAGAATAAAAATCCAAGAGGGATTTTACATCCATTTTGAAAATTAACTCATAATCCCCTTTGAGTTCTTCCGGTATATCGCAACCAAGTTCTTTGCATTCAACGATAAAAGCTTCTATGGCTTCTATCATATTCATTTTTATTTCATCCACGGTCTTTCCGGTGGCAACTATGCCTCCAAGGCCTTCAATAAAAGCAGAATAATTATTTTCTGCTCTTTCAATAATAATTTTCAATGATTTATTTTCCATATTGTGCCACATAAAACTTAATAATGCCATCTTATTAAAAGAGGTACGGAAACAGCAGGACTATTTAAGCCCTGCTTCCCTTAAAATGGAATTTAATGTCCCGTCTTTCAGATCATTGCTTAGGTTACCCGGTATAACTATAGGCCTTCTGGCTCCTTTCTTATAAAATATCCGGTGATCCCCACGCATTCGGATGAATTCCCATCCATTATCTTCAAGCAAGGAAATTACTTCCTTCACTTTCATTACCACGTGTACCTCCTTTTTTAATTTAAAAGTACCCTTCTTACAACGAAGAATCGACAGTACAAAGATAACTATTTTTCTACTATCAGCAAATAAAATGATAACTATTTTTCTACAAAAGCAAAATAATTACACAAGTTCTATCTATAGGCATATTTCACCGCTTTTTCTTTGCAGTTTCAGAAAAAAAGGCGTATGTTTGCAGCGTTCAACATTCGTATTCTCAAATGCAGGTCGTGAACTTGCATATAACGTGCAGGTTATTTTTATGACCGTGCTTAAGATATTAGGTGCTATCGTACCCCCGTGTGAAGTATTAATGTACTCACAGCATTTGAGAATGTGTTGAACAGCGGGACAGGCGATAGCACTTTTTTAATTTAAATTGTTATGTTCAACAATTCTCAAAATCAAATTTTCCAGTACAATGGAAGTCCTATCACCTTTCAAAAAGGAGATAGCGTTATGGTGAATGCTACACAGATGGCTAAATCTTTCGGCAAAGAGCCTAAATTTTGGCTAATGAACCAATCTACAACAGATTTTCTAAATGAACTATCCAAAGTAAGAAATCTAACTTTGACTGATTTGGTGCAAGTTACGAAAGGAGGCAATAATCCCGGTACTTGGATGCACGAAGATGTAGCAATGGAATTTGCTCGCTGGTTAAGTCCTGCTTTTGCTATTTGGTGCAATGACCGCATCAAAGAGTTGCTCCAATACGGCATGACCGCCACACAGCCAACTTTGGAACAAATGATTAATAACCCAGACCTTGTTATCAGTCTTGCCACACAACTAAAGAGTGAACGTGAGGAAAAACATCGTCTTGAACAACAGAACGCCTTGCAGGAAGAACAGCTACGACAAGCCGCCCCGAAAGTCCAGTACGTTGATACCGTCTTACAGTCCGTCAACACCTATGCCACAAACTTGATTGCAAAGGAAATGGGAATGAGTGCGGAAACTCTCAACAAGCGACTGAAAGAAAAAGGTATTCAATACCGGCAAAGCGGAGTATGGGTTCTGACGTCCAAATATCAGAACAAAGGATATACTAAAACAAGAACGCACACCTACACCCGTTCGGACGGCTCACAAAGCACGGCTATGCTTACCGTATGGACGGAACAAGGCAGGGCATTCTTGCATTCACTATTTAAAGCATAATTTTTTACATACATACCTATTCAGCAGTCCTTTATAATGCAGGACAGCCAATATTATACCAATTAATAAACCAAAAAATAATTACAAAATCATGGAATTTAAAGATTTAGCAACAAAGTTCGAAGGTCTTACAGCAGACCAAGTAAGTGTATTAGCAGAGTTCGGCAAAAATATTTTAGATGATGCCGGCATATTCTGTTTGCCTTACTGCTTGCTGGGTTTAATTCGGGATATACTCAAAACAGAAGAGTTCGATCTTGAGAGAAACAGACTTACAATAGATTCACTTTTACATATTGTGGAATTAGCCAATGAATTAAATGAGCAGTGTTGGGATGAACATAAAACCCCTCTCGGACTTACAGGCATTAGAAATGACAACCAATATGTCGGATTTAAAGATGAGACTAAAATAATAGCATCATGATTGCTGCATAAAATTATATACTAGCACGTTGGGGCTTCGTACCCGGCGTATCACGTTTGAAGGGCTGTTTAACACACAAAGTTATTCGGCCCTTCGTTATATTACATTTTAAACGGCATACCAAGCGACTCACGTATATTCCTAACTATAACCTTTAGCAAATAATTTCTGCGTATTCTGTCAGGGTAGATATTTTTCAACTTGTTGATCGATTGCTGCGTAAATCCGGTAAATGACGATATTTGAGATTCACTGAATTTATATTCAGATAGTATAACAACCATGATACCGCGTGAATCAACAATATCACTTCGTTTACACTTTGACAGTATCAGGTCTTCTGATACTTCTGTCTCTAAAGAGACAATTCTTAATATTTTGGCAAAGATTTCAGATTTACACATAATGTTTGAATTTTAGTTATATCTTTGCCTTCGCTACATAAAACTTATCGCACATAATGCAACAAAAGCATAGACATTCATGTTGAAGATATTAAGTCCCCAACGTGCGAGTGTCTATGCTTGTGTATCAGTTTTATGTAGCAGTTAAACGTGATACGTTGGGGGCTTTTATTTTACTTCCCAGCCCCATAGGAAGAGACTATGAACAAAAGTCTACTTACCAAATTCTATAATATAGGCCTACTCCTATATACGGAGAAAAGCCATTCTTGCCTATTCCATATCCACCTATTACCCCTAATCCCCAGCGACGGTCTTTCTGGTGTACAATCTCTCGTTTATGGTAGATTATCATCGAATCGAGATTGGGTCTATAACCGCTAACTACCGCCCTATACAAATCTGTCTCATAAACCTTTCTCTGGATTGGTAACGGGATATAAATCGTGTCAAGTTCCTTTACCGTGTCACCCTTCTGATAAACGAAAATCGGGTAAGGTAGCTCGATTTCCTCTACATCAAGAATGTAAGAAGGTTCGGGAACAGGTTTGTTGATCGTGTCTGTTCCCTTGACTACCTCTATTTGCTTTTCTACCGAATACCTTCCGGCAAAAAAACAAGCAAAGCAAAGAAATAAAACAGATATGGCATACCAGGCTTTCATTTCTTGATGATGATCTGTTTTCTTTGTTCTCCTTCTAGCTTTAGCGAAACATGAAGGAAGTTATTTTTACGGTATAGGATGGCCTGATCGAACGGCAAACCGGAATCTTCCAATACTTCCAATAAATCACCGGCCTTTCCATCAATACTCAAATCGGCTGCTTCCCCTTTTTGATGTTGAGATGTAGGGACACCCCCCACTGCCGCATTCAACTCTGGGCATCTGTAGCCTGAATTAATGGAGATAGGCTTGCCGATAGCATCCCGTAATGGTTGTAGCAATTTTGCACACAGATTGGTGATAGCCAGTTTCTCACGCGATCCCGGATCATTCTTTATTCCTTTTGCAATAGCAGTATCGCTATGCATAAATTCTTCCAATGTAAAATTCTCTGTTATATTCATTTCCTATCCTCCTTTTTCTTTACTGATTTCATATATTCTTCAAGATAATTTACTTTACTTAGAAACTTAACCGATCCAACCCAATACAAAAAGGCTATAACTTTATTGTCTGGATATACCGTGTGCATGTTTTTCAGTATATTCAGACCATAACAATACACTACTACCCACGTTATCCAACTGACAAAGGCTTTTGTACTGTCTTTATCCTGCTCCATCATTATACCAATCCAAAAAGCAATAAGCAGGATCAAAAGGTAAATCAGAAGATAGATTATCGTCCTAAAAAATTTACTTTTCCTAAAACGCAAATCATCGGCTGCCAGCCCCCAGAACATATCTATGGTAGCCATTACAGGTATTACTATAAGAAAATGCTCGATAGGTGCGAAAAAATCTAACATTGAAGCAATTACCGCAATAGAAACAGCCTGTACCCAGCTGGTAAAATCTTGTATATATGGAATTAATCTTTGCATAATATCACATATTGAATAACACGGTAAAATAAGTGGATAATAAGGCAGCTATCTCAATCCAGAACATCGGCTTGCTCTGGTAGAACTTATACCAAAATGTGCCCTCTTGTTCTTTGGCAATGCTTAATGCAGTATACCCTACATAGGCAAGCCATACTAACAACATTGGCCAGAGGTTCAATGCCACCCAAAGTTGCGATCCGGCAATACAGATGATTGCTCCAGCAGAATGTATCTTGCTCTCATAATCATCTTTGAAATTGGGAGCTGAACCAACAAAGAACATGCCAGCACAGGACAGAAATGCAATCCATTCCGTGTTTGGTTTACTTACCTCCAATATTGCAGGCATCAATAAACCGGCAGTCAGCCACATCGTTGCCATAAACCACAATTTATGCTCCAGATAGTAATAGGTAGCACTTATGGAATAAGGTACACCCTTAGTCTTTACACACACGGCAGCCGTGTAGGCCGTAATAACAAGCATTGAAATAATCGTCAAAATAGTTATCATACCAATCTTACATTTATGTTAATCAATTCTTTCAAATGGGCATATACCGGATTAATCGTACCATAAAAACAGTAATATTTCTTCCTTACGCCGTCTTCCATTTCCGTATAATACTTTTCCTGTTCAAGCGTCATGCCTGGCGCATAGAGTTTGGGATCGTATTCAGTGCCTTTGTGATTTTCGTCCATGCGCTCATAAAGGGCAGCCGTATCTACCGAAGGAGGATATATTTCAAGAACCGGATTTATCGGTTGCCGGACTTTCCATAACCAGTCATCGTTAATTACCCGGTTGCCGGTATCCAACTTCCCGTTAATAAATTCTTTCCATTCCGCATGTGCGTATTTGGCACTAATCGCTTCATCATCCGTCAGTGACATTGCAGACACAGATTTACGGGTGATACGGGATAACTGCTTCTCTGAATCGTGCGTTTCCGTGTAGTTTACGGCTTCCTGTAATTCGGCTGTTGTTCTATGGATTACATCGGGATAGCCTGTCACCTCAATCGCTTCTACATCTTCCACTGTCTCGGCAGCTTCAATATCAGAGAGTAACTTTTCTGATAGACCTATACAGATATCATTATAGTCTGCCATCTCATTGAGAGCTTCCAATAACAGAGATGATTTATACGATTTCCCGTTTACTTCAACCGTATCTTTTCGGGCACACTGGTCTTTTAGAGACAAACGGTCGTATGTATATACATCGTTGTCCTCTATGTAATAGTGCCGGTAGTCGGTGTTGTAGACTTCCTGACGCTTCAAGTCTTTTGCAGTTTGAAGTTTTTCTTCCGGTGTCGGTTCGGGAATGGGTGTCAATTGCATATTGAACACTTCTTCTACGGATGCACCTTCGTTTGCCTCTTTAAAGGCAATCTGTTCTTCTGTCAGCAAAACGTACTTTCCTGCAACATAATCCTCCCATGTTGTGCCGATATCGTAGTTATTGCCATCAAGTTTTTCTGACATTGCAACATAAAATTTTGCTGCGTCTTTCTGTATATATAAATAGTTCGCTTTCATTTTAATTGTGATAATATAAACAAATTATACCCTGTCCTCCTTTTCCTCCTTTACGTGACAGACCACCACCTCCTCCGCCACCAGCTCCAATGCCACCATTTCCGCCATTCGTAGGATTGCTTGACCCTGAATTTCCACCATTTCCACCTGATTCAAGACCTGCCGCCCCACCACCTGCTCCAGATCCATCCGAACCAGATCCGTTCGAGCCTTTCCCCGAAGTTCCACCTCCTCCAAATAGGCCAATAGGAATAAGTACATTGTTATATTTATATCCTGTACCACCTTGATAAGATTGACTATTTCCACCTTTATAACCGCCCATACCATCTGCATTACTTACACTGTTTCCGCCAGTCATTCCTGACGATGAATTTCCATTACCCGACATAGATGCGCCTGAACCACCAGCATAACCGTAAGAACCATTCCAATAACCAGGAGAGCCTCCACCATTATTACAAATCGCGATATCGGAAGATGGGTTTTCTACCAACTTTGATAGAATGGTATATATACTGTCTGGTATTTTAGAGCCATTACCAAGCCCTCCTGCTCCCTCACTATTACCTCTTTGCCCTCCAGCACAGATTATCGTATCCCCGTTTATTTCAAGAGTTGTACTATCCCCATCAGTTTGTGCATTTACAGGCTTTGCAATTTTACAAGTCAAAGTTTTCGGTAGCAAAGAGATTTTTATATTACGAGCAAATGCTATTGTTCCAGAAGCTCCACCGCCACCACTGTTTGTGCCACCTCCGCCGCCACCTCCAACGATTAGCAAATCCACAAACTTATAACCAGGCAATAATTCATATTGCTGAGATACTCCTGGAGAAGTTGTTAGCTTAATTAATACAGGGTCCCTATTTACCATCGACATCGTCCTTCTTCTCAACATATCAATCCTTCTCTTTAACGGTTATTGAATACATGACACCACTCGTAGCGATCTTCAAGATGGACATCTCGAAAGGCACGCCGGAAGTAGTGGTAATAGAACTACCGGACATTGATCTAAAACTGCCAGTAGTGGGGATAGGCTGCGTAAAAGAAGCGGTAGGATTACAATCAAGATATATCTCTTCGCCTACATTCAGTGCCCTTGCAGACTCATTTATCGACAGGTTTGAAGCGGAGGATAGGGTAGCCTTAACCAACCTCTTGTTTGTCGGTATATTCACAAGAGTGGTGACAGCATTACTCCCTGTGCCGAAGTTTACTATATCATCCACCCTATTCTTGTCCTCCGCCGACATATACCCCGCTGTGGCGGGGGTGGCGGTGGGGGGAGTGAGGTATTGACCGTTGTCGGAGAGGTATTTTGTACCGGAGCCAGTATTTTGTAAACTTTGTCGATTAGATACCAAAGTATAGGTCTTGTCACTCTTATTAATAATTATGGCTATTATTGTCAACCATATAGAACGATCACTGGGGTCTACCGCTAAAATATTTGTTGTAATACCATATATTTCAGTAGAATTATTAATTGTTATCGGGCCAAATCCATCAGGGTCAGTCTCAATTCTTGCTGTTGTTATTCCTTTATTTACTGCATCAACTACCTTTTGATAATTTTCATCTGACAATGTACCATTCTCCTCTGGGAATAAAGTTACAACATCCAGATACTGATTGCTCGCCACTATCTCCGACCACGCCCCATTGTTACGCCCGTAGGTTTTTCCGTCCTTTGGAGCTTCCTGCACATAGTTCGACAAGTCGACCTGCGTACTGCCAATATGCTCCGGCTTCCCGTCTATGAATATATACTCGTCGTAGATATCGTTACCCGACCCGGATTTGGGGACAAGATAGATAACATTACTTTCCCCCGGTTCCGGGAGAGAGTCAACCTTCTGAAGCGTTACACTATTAACGGCTGATATCAAAGACTGGACTTCTTCCTTTGTGTATGTTTCAGACTTTAGATAGTAATTTGTTAAATCGTTTACCGCTTTTGTGATAAAACCGCTATTGTTGGTCAGATCACTTGTTTTGGTTGGTATGACCGGTTCGACATATTCCATGAACGTACCGGATGAACTGTTGTCTGAATCCGGAACAAACAAATACTTCTTCCCTGAAACAAGCCCAGCAGCGTCAACAAGCACATTACCCGTCCCTGCTCCGGCGGGTCCCGTCTGACCACGGGGAATGAAGAAATTCAAAATGTACTTCGGGTTGCCTTCGGGCGTCTCTCCATTCTCTACAACTTCAACTCTGGCTTCTTCCGAAGGATCGAGAGTTGTCGTTGTCCCCTGTTCAAAGACTGCCGGCTGACCGTCTTTGCCTTTAGGGGTAGTCAGGTTAAGAATGTATTTGGGATTGCCATCTTCGTCTACTCCGTTCTTGGTAAAGCTGCCGGAAGGGGTTTCACCAGAGGTGGCGTTGACGGATTCTAAGATGGGAGTTTTTCCACTATCCCCGGCATCGCCTTTGCTACCTTTAGGCAACGACATAGAAATCTCATATATCGGAGAACCATCAACATCATTCTCTTTAAATGATATTTGTACGGTAGCAGGCTGTCCCGGTTCCAATGTAACAATCTCCCCGACTTCAAACTTGGGAGTTTTCCCGTCTGTACCCGGATCACCGGGGTTGCCTTTTGCCAGGACAAGATTGATATTGTATATCGGATTTCCCGAACCGTCCGCACCTCCAGGTGTCAATGTAACAGATGGAGAATCTCCTTCTGATACCGTACCAATTTTAAACTGCGGGGTTTTACCATCCACGCCTTGCAACGCTTTGATGGTTGCACGAACCGTTTTAAACGTGTTTCCCGACTGCTGAAAGGTCGGCAAAGACGAAATTCCCACAAGAGAATCAACCTCTTCGTACTGTCCCGGATCTTTCGCCGTAGACGCAATCAAATCCTCCACCGCTGCCGCAATCTTCTGCAAGTCTTCCGGCGTGATCGTTGTCCCGTCTGATAATATGATATCTCCTGCCGCCATAGGTGTTAATCTATTTTATTCCTCTGTTCAAAAATTGATTTTGCATCCGCCAATGCCGCTGTATATATAGCCTCGCTATCGGCATCCGGTATAGACTTGTCAAATGATATATTCTTGGTCCCGTCTGCATTGATGATTATGTAGCCGAAACGAACATCTGCCTTCTTGACTGTACCCGTTACCGACTTAACGTTTTTCCCTTCATCCTGTGTGATATTGTACTGCACTTCGTAACCTACCACATTGTTCAGGTATGTGCTCTTGACCACTGATGATACTTGTTCGAGTGCCATAACTTATTCCTCCTTATCTTTAGTTTCCACTTCTGTCGTTCCGGCTTCAACAGCCTTTGCTATAATGATTTTAAACGACGTACAGATTATTTTCATCATCTGTTGATAGTCATTATCTGATATTTCTATTGCCCCCGTTGAATGGTAGATGATATGTGCCAGATCATACATCGGAACGGATTCTGCGCTCTTGATTATCGCATCTCCAATTTCATGTGTCAAATCAGCCTTCTGAAACTTATCTACACCATATTCTACATTTAACTCTTTGAAATTTACTTGTTTCATAATAATTTATTTTATGTTATTAAAATGCGTTACTGTCTATATAATAATTGTTGTTGTAATAATAGAAAGTCACTATAGTTCCAGGAGTTGCTTCATATTGCCCATAAGTATAATTACCACTGCCATATATCGAACCAGCTGTACCTATTATGGGAATACCTGATACACCTCTGAAATAAACTTTTGAACTATATCTTGTAAGAATAAAAGTAAACTTGACAACCGCCTGGTAGGAAAGAGCCAGACCGTTTGAATAGTAACCTCCTGTTACTAGAGCATCTTGCAATTGCTTGAGTGTTGGTAAGGTTAAATAACTGTCACTATTAGCCTGAATAACAAAGATGTCTTTATACTTAAGCTCGCTCCATTTATAACCATGGCTAGGAATGAATGTGACAACAGACAATCCACCAGTAAACGAGTTAAAGCCTTGGCTGTGTATAGCTACTGGATAATCGCAATTATCCGCGACAATTTGCAAACCAATATTCTTATTTCCTGCCGGATCCCAATTGTATAGACCATTACTATACAAATAATTACTTTTACTATTTTTGATATAAGCAGTAAGTGCGAATGCGCCTCCCGATGTCGATGGAATTAAGTCTTGACCAAAAGAGACTTCGGTATTAGTACCCTTCATTACAATATATCCTATGCTTCCATCAAGATTTGCATTGCATTTAAGCCAGCCATTTTCTATAGTAAAATTTCCAATATAAGCTTGATTTGCATATATACTATCGGTATCAATCAGTGATGTGATGATATGACCACCAGATATAATCGTTGATCCTAATTGTGCTTGTTCAACCTTATCTAAATAAGCTAGAGCCTTTAAAGACGAACTGTTCGCTTTGCCATTAAATTCCTGTAACAATGAGGACGCAAAATTATTTTTAGAGATTGAACTAGCATAAGCCAATGTGCCCAAGTCGGATTCATCTACTTTTCGATTTATACGAGAGTTGACATCCGTATAATCAGAAAGCATAGTAAACGAAACAGCCCCAACAAGATTGATTCTGTTTGCCTGAATCAAGATACCATCTGTCCCGACATTGATCGCATTGACGATAGCCTTTCCACTTTCCATTTCCTTCTTTGCAAACAAAGTAACACCATCCGCCTGTGTGATCCATCCGGTACTTTCTATCGTATTGTTGATATTATCCACCTTCGTAGATATACCGGACATCTGTTCTGCGGTAATCTGCAACTGACTGTCAAAGTGGACATAGATTTCTCCCGTCTCACTATCTACATAATCTTTAGTAGCCAACAGCTTGATGTATTCGTCTATCTGATCGATCTGTGTCTGCAACTTGACAATAGCATCCGCAATCTCATCAGAAAACAGCCCTACACCATAAATAAGTATCTCACCAGTGAATCTCAGTTCAAAATCACCTTTCCCGTTCCATTTCCCGACCTTAGACAGCTTTTGATAGCTGTCACTTTCCGGTAGCTGCTCTTCGTGATACAACTCGGTTCCCGGAATACCGAAACCGCAAGAACCGGAACGGAGCACCTTATAGAACAAAGAGAAGGAATACGTTTTTTCCTCTTCTTCCGTGTGATCCGGGATATTCATTATAGCATTCTGCTGAAGGATATACGTGTTCCTTATTCGCAGAACGTTTTGACCGTTGTCATTATAAATATCGGCAACTTGATCCTTTTCTACATAGAAGCTACCGTCCAGCCAAAGATATTCTCCACCTACGTTGATAAAATGAACGTTATTTGCAGCTATCCAATAGTTTGTATTCTGGCTGAAAGAAGAGTTTACAAGGATGTTACCACCTTCTGCGGATATGTCGTTACGGATGCTATCAATAAGGCTTTCAAACTTGCCGTTCATGGCAATAAAGGTCTGCTCAATGGTATCTCCGTTTTGAAGAATGAATGTCGAGTTTTCAACGTATATCCCGTTCAAATAAGCCCCATAACCAGACAACTGATCGCCTCTCTGTGTCCTAATTCCTGTCAGATGTCCAATACGGGCTTTCAACTTGCCTTCGGTGCTGGCATCAGTAATACCATCGTACACATCGATAAATGGAGCACCGCTATCGGCCGTTGTTAGATATATTAATCCCTGCCGGTCCGTATCTTCATTGTTACCCCAACGAAGGGCAAAATCTCCGGCTTCCGGTTGCCCTGTCCCTTCTATCAGAGGAATAGCTATATCAAAATAGTCACTGTCCACCCCTATACAACGTCCGAAAAGATACTTGATACTGGTCGTTCCCGTCCGTGTCTGTATTCTGACACCGTCACCCTTACGCAGGTTCATAAGCATAAGACCATCCATATCGTCCATATAACAGCGATAACGGTCAGACATCACTTCTACTCTGGCTATTTTGTTGATGTCAGAAACAATCTGGCTACCTCCTAAACCGTAAGTCTGGGAATAAACAATCTCGTAAGCAGTGAATGTCTTTCGAATAAAGAGGTTGTCCATCTCCCCGGTGGCCGTCGGTGTGTCTATCTGCCATCCCCAACCGGTAAAACCGGATGCAAAAGTTGGCGATCCGGTATTACCCCCTACATAGATATCACTCCTCACACGAAGCGAATCCAATATGGCGGCGCCCGTACTCTGGATCTCCCAGCCTTTACCTTCCCAGCCGTCTATGAAAATGGACGATCCTATCTTCTTGTCAAAAAGAATATTCCCGTGGGCGGTATCGTCGATATCTTTGCGAAGATACATATCACTTATGTCTACATAAGCCTTATTTATCTCATATAGTGTACGCAGTGCGGAAAAAACATTTTCATCTGAAGCAGCAGTAGCATCATCCTTTTTTACGATATAAATACCAAAACTTCCCCCTTGATTCACATAAGTATTCCCTTTAAACTGAATATTATCTAACTTTTGTTCCAGTTCCCCTAATCGGGAATAGGCTGCACTTTCCCCGATTGTGTATACAGGGGAATCGTAGGGGATATCCAACTTCTTCTCAAAGCCGATTACACGAGAGATACGACCGTTCTCAAAATACGCCTTATTTATAAGGTTTACTTTCTGCCCCGGCAACAGATTGATTTCTTTTTCTGGATTTAACAACCCATTGTTTTCATCATAACCGGAAGCCCGGTAAGAATTAAGACTGCATGTATATGTCGAAGGATCAGAAACGACCTTGTCCTTATATGCAATCGTTCTTTCCAAAAGTTCCTGTTCAGCCTGTGGAATTAGAGCGTCATTTACATAACGGGTATCAAAATTGTACAAGATATATTTATTCCCTATACCTGGAATAAGTGGGCTTTCTGGCAAAGTCTGTCCATAAGTATCATTGCGTACTATTTCAAACACTTGCGCTTCCTGGTTATCTTCCGGCAATCTTTCCGGGTTGAATTCCAAAGCAAAATCCATTCCCGAAAGGGGACCGGTCTGAAATATGACGTGCAAGTCCTGTCCGGGAAGAATATATTCTTTTTTAAATGTCAAATTCGCATCCTTGAACCGATATACAGTGAATGTGATAGGATCGCCAGAATCATCCTCATCCGTGATTTCCTTAGGAATTACTTCAGTTATCGTTCCGGTCACACGAGGATAGATGTCCTCAAAGATAATGACCGCTTCAACAACCTGCTCTTCCTCCAAGCCTTCGATAACATCCACATACGGAGTCCCAGCAGGAAGCATCAGTCTTTTTTGGACGACACCCTCGACGACTGCCCCCGTTTCTCCCTTCCGATAGTCAGATGGAATGTTTCGAGTCGATCCAAAAGCATATAATCTTGTTGCAAAAATATCCTGACTCTGGCTCCTTGGCATTGAAGATATTTCCTTCCCCATTTCCAAATTTACAGGTTCCCCATGTTCCAAATGTCCAAGATATATTTTATCCCCATCAACCCACCATTCACATTCCCATGCCTCCGCTATTTTTGTCAGGGCATCTATGATGTTCGTGTTGTTATACTGCACCAATTTAGCTACAGGATCAACAGTGTTATCCACTACAGCTTGATATTCCTTGCCTTTAAAAGTAAATCCTATTGCACGGAGATTGGAAACGACAATGCTCAAATGCGCTTCCGGGGAACGGGTAAGGCTCCAAGATGCTTCTTTATTTCCTTGTCGATCATAAAAAAGTATATGATTCTTCCATCGATAATAATGTGATTCCAGCCTGAGTGTATAATCATATCCACCGTTAGAAGTATTAAATGTTGGGTATACTTTATCTGTTATATAATAAAGCGAGCCTTCATAATCAACATTGTCTCCTATCTCCAATCGTACCGGAGTTTCTAAAGAGAATACAATACTAATATAATCCTCTTTCATCAGTTCAAATCGATGTAATGAACTCGATCCTATTGATACTGACAACTTGATTCTGCCTGATATGTCCCTTATATCAATCATATGTTCAAAGTTCAGGGATAAAAAAAGGAAGTCCAATTTTCCGAACTTCCTAAATACGACAATCATTTTATTGTCGTGAATTAATCTCTATCATCAGGATTAGGCTCTTCAAACTTAACAGATAACCGGCTGTTCATACGCGACCTGTCAAGAGCAAAACTCGTAGATTTTTTATGAACAAGAATAAAGGACATGCCAATAGCTGGAACTCGAACTATAACTTTTCCCTTCTGGAGTTCCGAAACGAACTTTGCATAATTGGACAAATATTCTTCGGGAGTATCGCCGTGAATATTAAATGTCAATGTCACATCACGACTTGAAATTTTAGGATTGTTATATATTACCATCTTCCCGTTTTCAAGGCGGCTTTCGCTTTCTATAAAATCCTTATTGCCGGCAGGAGTAAGAAGGTTCTGAATAAAGCTTTCCCCCATAGCAACCCTATATGTTCCCCAAGCATCATTACTGTTTATAAATAAGTCTCCCAACATAATCTATAATATTTTTGCAGTTCCGTCATTTATAATATCGACTTCACATCCTCCGATATTTACAACTAATATCACGGAATAGTTAGTTGCTTCTATTTTAGCCTTTCCCCCGTGCATGAGCATTACCTTATGAACCTTTGTATTATCATCATAAGACAAGCTCGCAATGGTATTTCCTACTACTGCAACATTCGGTTTATTGCAGAGTTCAATATATCCACAATCCACATAAACCCCAAACGGTTTCACATTCTTGGCCATCCCCCTAAATGATTCTAGGGGTGGATAGTTGTTATGTTCGCAAAACTCCCGGCCTTGTGGGGAAAAGAAAAGCCAACACAAACTTTTCCAGTCTGTAGCTTTTCCTGACTCACAACAAGCACCTAAAGAGATTGCTTTCTGCATTATATCATGAACTTTCATACTATAAATTATTTGTATTGTTTTCTATCTTTGTCAACTTGGAAACTACTTCTTTTAATTGCTTTACCGTATCTCCGGTATTATCACTAATTTGCTGCAATTCTATATATATATTAGCCATCATCACGCGAGTTTCATCTGCAATATCATACAATGACGCAATTCTTATATTTATCGAATCAATACTTGCACTTATATACAGCAGATTTGCAATCTGGTTAGAACTCTGCAAATACAAAAGAATTTCTTCCCCAATCATTTGCAAAGCCGTAAATCGCCCATTCAATTCATTCGCTGAATCTTGAGACATTACTTCAAATCCTCCGCTTGTTGCCTGTTGCTCATATTTGCTTTCATCCTTTAGCCATTTGCCAGAATTTTCAAATATTTCTTGTGCCTCCTTGTCCATCTTTTCCTTCAACTTATTCAATTCGGCTTCTTCCCATGGCGACACGATACCATCGGACATATAGTCGGCCAACTGCTTCATGAAATCTTGAACCGAAGGAGACAGCTTCTTTTTTAAAAACTCTATGATAGCGGTTTTAATGAGTGTTTGAACAGCTTTAGCGGATGATTCTGCGGCATTTTCTCCTGTAGCCCATGCGTCGGCATAGGCCTTAGCAAACTCATCAATAGCGGACATAACATCTGTCCCAGTGATGGCCTCTATCGCTTTTTCTTTATTCTCTTCAAGTTGAGCATTAATATCGTCTAATTGCTTCTGCCACTCTTTTATACGATTGTCATCTGATTTTTTCTTGTCTTGTTCTTCTTTGATTTGTTGCTGAATAAGAAGTTTTTGTTGCTCAAGAAGTTTATTTTGCTGATCTATTAGTTGAGAAGCATCAGTCGAATAGGCTTTTTCTATTGATCGGCCTAATTTTTCATATGATGCATCAAGTACATCAATCTGATCCTGTAATTTCTGGATGCGCTTTTCATTCTTTTTATCATGAATTTTAGCGATAGCGGAAGCCAAAGAAGAAACGACGCCAATAGCTGCTCCGGCTGCGGCTCCAATGGGGCCAAACATTGCTCCGGCTTTTTCTCCAACCATACCCAACTTTTTCCCGATAGAAGCCGCTAATTCTCCAATTTTTTCTCCAGACATAGCACCCTCCATTCCTGCAGAAATAGAGTCAAATATAGTATCAAAACTATCAGCTATATTTTCAAAAGCACTAATATCAAAAGAATCACTCAATTTCCTAAATGAATTTGACAAAAATTGGACCGAAGAAGTAACCTCATTTACACCTTCATTTATAAGCTGCAATGATTCCGTTAATTTCTTAGGATCATTCCCTGCGGCGAAAAAACGTTTTAAGCCTTGTGTTACTTTATCAAATGCAGGCTGTAAAGTCTCTGCTTGATCTTTTACTCCCCTTAGCGATTCACCGGCCTGCCGTATAGCTTCTGGTGCTTCTTGCCAGCGTCTAAATTCATCTTCTGTTATACCTAGTTTTGAGCCAACAGTTGCGTCCCATTTACCATTTTTGATAAAATCAAGTGCTTCCTGACCTTTTGAAGCAAGTTCTTGCAGCTCCTTCAAAGATTTATCGCGCATATCACCAAAAAGAGCAATAATAGCATTTGAAGAATTTTTGGTCTTAATTTCAAGATCAAGCAATTCTTTATCCCATTGCTTACCAAGCATCAATTTTTCACCTTCCGTTTCAGCATCAGCGATCTTTTGACCATATTCGACTGCAAGAGCCATTTTCTTCTCCTGATAAGAACCATATTCTTTCAAATAATCATTCATAGCCTTACGCTGGGCTTCAACCTGCTCATATTCCACTTCTTGAGTAGAACGCATACGGGTAGTTTTTGCCTGCGTAACGGCCGTTTTTATTTCAACAGCCTGCTCTTGCGTCAGTTTTCCCCCTTGTGCTTCTCTCCATTCTTTCTCCTTTTTACGGATAGCCTCTATTTCACGATCGTAATCATATTCTATTTGGGCAATGCGCTTATCGGAACCTTCCTCCATCAGATCAATCCGGGATTGCTCGTTACGACGTTTAAGTTCTAATAGTTCGTTATTTATTCTTTCCTGAACCTGTTTTTGTTTCTCTGCTTCTTTTTTCTGCTTTTCAGTTTGTTCTTTACCGATAGAGGCCTTATTAAACGCAACATATTCATCTCGCATTTTCTCCAGTGCAGATCCTCCTATATTTGCGGCATCAGCAGCAGCAATCAATTCTCCTTTAGCTTCATTTACCCTTCTATTGTACTCTTCTTGATCTATGATGAACATTGATAATTGTTTATCCAGATTAGATAGAGTTTCTTTATATGTGTCAATAGCTGAGAGGTCTTTAAATAATATATCTGTCTCAGGTGTAGATGTTATCTTATACGCCCCTATTAATTTATCATTTGATTCATTCAATGCTTTAATTTGCTCATTCGCATTATTGAGCTTTTTAGTATATAAACCTATTTGATCTGTTAAGGCAGCAATTGCAGGGGCATTGCTATTCCACATATCATTGCTTTTCTGCTGTTTTTCTAATTCCTTGTTCAATTCAACAAGTTTTGCTTGAGCTTCATTTCTCCTATTAATGGCATCCACCATTTTATTCTCATTTTCAGAAATTTGATTTGATATAATTTTAGCAGAAGCGACATCTTCCAAACTTTTATATAGATCATCATAAGCGTTTTTAGCATTGCCAATTAATATTATTTCAGTTCTTAAATTTCCGAAATAATCTGGGTATAACTCTTGCAATTTTTTAGCAGCAGCTGTTCTTTCATTAATTGTTCGAGTTGCATCTTGGGTTATTTTATATAATATTTTGGCTTGAGCAACCTCCTCCGCAGAACTTTTTGCAGAATCTGAATGTAAGCTGTTTAATATTTTTTGTGTTTTTGTAACTGAATCTATTGCATTATTTAGTCCAAACAAATTCTTCGTCCATTCAATAATATCTTTCCCATACATCGAAAGTACAGTAATACCTACAACAAGCGCTGTTTGCCAACTGAAAATAGATGAAATTAACTGTTTCCATACAGGAGCCACTTTAGCTACATCATTGTTTCCGGCCGCAACAGCCGCTTTAAAAGCCTTGTATTCTGCCGACGCTTTCTTTAACTCGTCTGCAAGCATAGGGAGGTTGTTTGATATGGCCAAAAAGAAAGTATTCCATCCTATAGCTAAAGATGGCAATTCTCTCGCTACTTGTTGTACTGACATTCCTAAATAATCCCAAGAAGAAGCGTAGTTCCCTACATTTCTTTGATATCGGCCGGTAGCCTGTTCTGCCGCACTAATCTCGGTATTCAACGATTGTATCTGCTTTTGTAAATCGGTTCCGATCGCAGCCTTTCTATCCGAAGCGGACAGACGATCATATTCTGCATTAAGTAATGACAACTGTTTTCTCAGGGAAACAAGAGAATCCGCTGCCACCCCTTCTATTTTTATATTGTCGGAATATTCTTTTCTGAGTTTTTTTAGAGCCTCATTTTCTATTGTATATTGGTGAGTTATTTCCTTTAATTCAGTCAAGATATTTGATCCCTTTTGCCCCCTCTTGTCTATATCAGACAATGCCAAATAAGACTTATTTAGTTTCTTGACATCTTCATTTAAGGCTTTGACTTTCAACTGTTGTTCAACAAATACATCCGTAGCATTATTAAGCTCCGATGCCATCTGTCGTGCGCCTTCCATTACTCCATTAGATACATTAAGCTGATCTATAATACGTTGATAATTTTGAACCTGCTGCTCATATTCTTTCAGTTTCTGTGTCGATTCCTGATATTTCTTATTTAACTCTTCGAAACCCTTCATGTCACCAGCAACATTAAAGTCTTTAAGAGCCGTTTTCAGAGCTTCTACCTCTTCTCTGAGTTTTTGCACTTCTTGCCATTTGGCAGAAACATCAAAACTAAGTTTTGCCATAAATTACCCCTCTTTCTTTGTCCGGTTCAATAAATAACGTCCGTCTCGCTCGATAATCAGATCACCTGTGACTTGGTGTAGAATATCCTTTTGCATTAATAATAGATTTCTATATGGAATACGATACACTATCTCATTATAAGTTAGCTTTAAAGTTTCCATGAATGTGGCAACTTGTCCTATCATTGTCTCATTGCCTATCACTTTGGTATCGCCGCCATTCTTGCCACGCTCTCGGCTAAGGCGGCACAGACGAAAAAATCCTCTGCGGAGATTAGATTTATAACCGTTTCAAGTGCTTCTTTCAATTCCTTCATTGTCGCATCTTGAATCTCCGTATATTTATCCGGATCGTCAAAAATGAAAACAGACAATCCCTTTAGCAGATTCTCCAAATCTTCTTTTGCTTTACTCAGTTCTTCTTTACCTGTTGTGGTACGATCTATACAAGACAGATATTTTATTGATTTACATATAACAGCTATTGTAGGAGACTGAATGGTATATGCTTTACTTCCCAAAATGACGACTTTGAGGTCATCGCCTAAAATAGCGTTAGCGACTAAATTTGCTGCTTTGTTCATTGGATATTCATATTAAGCAAGAAAGGGACGGGCAGAATGTATCCGCCTGCCCCTTTCTGTTGTGATTCATTAATGGTACTTTAAATTCCCTTTAAAGTCTTGCCTTCAACATCAAACTGATATTCGGATGCAATGGTAGTTGAAACCTTCAAAGGAATGGCAGAAATAGCTAAACCAACGGCTCCATCGGTAGACGCTCCGCGCCCGATAACATTTGCTTTAGGGAAAATAATCGCTACATTATCATTAGATACAGCAACAACGCATTTATAACGCTGTTCCCCTGAGTTTCCTCTTTCCCAGCCTTTGCTATCATCTAATGGTTTACCACCCATCAATTCTGCCTTAGTGTCAAAGTCATAGGCGCCAATCGTCCAGTTTAGACTTACTGATCCTGCTTCAAAAGATGATCGGTATGTCTGTCCGGTCAATTCGTCCTTATACTCTGTTGTTGTACCGTCTTCTTCGGTAAACTCATATGTACCTTGATGTACATTGGGAACTTCTTTGAAAGAAGTAAACAATGATTCAAGTGTTGCATAAGTTGGAGCTGCTTCTAATGGCTCTCCATAAAGAATTTGCTTTACTCCAATCACGGATACTGTTCTTCCTGCCATATTCTTATTCTTTTACATTTAATACTTGAAATAATATTCTCACATTTACATAGAAACATTTTAAATCCCTGTTTTCTTCTATCCTTGTCGTATCGACCTCGTATGTATAAGATGTACCGTCGTAAGTAGAAGTGGCATGTAATTCCTTGACAGCCAACCTTTCTAAAGCATTAAGTCTTGTAAGAGGTGCTGTTCCTTTACGATCAAGATAAGGGATACAGATATTCACATGAACAAATCCTGCTTTCCAATAGATACCCGGCTCTACCGAATTAACGATAATAACAACCCGCTCGGACTTCACGTCTCCTTCGGGAACCGCTCCGTCTTTATACACCTTCTTGATTCCCAGTTTTTGGGCATCTTTATAAAGTATAGTCTGTATGTCTGTTGTAACTATCATTGCAGCATTGTCCTTACTGTTATCTCTGCATCATCAATCACACGTAATCCCTTGCTATTGACAAAACTTGCATAATCCATACCCGCAACGACAATAAGTGTGAAACCTTTTGATTTACAGGCAAGGCTTCTCGCATATTCAAGACCTTGTCGGCTTCCATCACTACCATCGCCGGACTTACCTCGCGCCCAAAACTGGACTGTTTTCCGCGCTTTGGTGGTGAAATATACCTTTTCGTAGTTTTCTCCACGTCCCTGAACCTGCTTAAATCCTCCCTCTTTGATTATCTTTCCATCCTGAGCCACCACATAGCCTAACGAACTGCGTAGATTTCCCGTAATATTGTTATATTTCCCTTCTCTAACAGCCGTTTCATAAGCCCTTTCCCCCATCTCTACAAGATGAGCGAATACTTCGCTAAAAACTTCTTCAAAGAAGTTATCAACATCTGAAAAATCATATTTAGCAGTAATTATTCCAGCCATATTTGTCCATAGTTTAGATAATCCGTTGTCATAGGATTGATTACTATCCCCTCACCACGAATAGAACCGTCAGCATTCAAAACACGAACGACATCTCCGGCATTAATTTTTACCTTTTCTGTCACAACACGATATTTGTAAGGGTAAGTAACACCATTAACTGTATAGGCACGGTCAGCACTCTGATCGTAACATTTACACTTACAAACTAGCTCCCAACTATCTTCGTCTGTACCCTGAATAGGATTGCCATCTTTGTCGTATTCGTATTCCTTTACGACTTTCCTTTCTAATATGTGAGGTGCATAATACATTACCAATACATTGAAGCGTCAGAGATTCTACTTGATAAAACATCCTCTATGCCTAATTGCTTACATAACAATGAATAATACACTTTGATACCGTCCTTATCCCAAGAAACAGAAAACCCACTCTCATTAACAGATGTAGGACGAGCCAGCAATGATGGAATAAATTCGGCAATAGCCTTATTTACTTCATTTATATTATCTTGAGCAATCTCACTTTCAAGTGATATAGAACTATTCAAAGTTATATCCACAAGATCGGCCTCCGACAATTCAATGCCGAAGGAGCCGATCTTTTGTGTTATGTAATCAGCGATTTTCATTATCAATCGGGTTCTGTGTTCAACGACGCAATACCATTGATCTCCGTGATCACAGGCAAAGCAAATGTTTCAGCCTTTACAAACTCAACACCATTCGAGTTCTGAGTTTCACCTACTCCCCATTGAGCTACACGAATGCGACCATAGTTGGAATAAGTAACGCCGGGTTCAGGCCTTAATTCGTTATTGACATAGGCATTTTTGATTGTCCCCAAACTGCCGGAAGGAATAAAGACAAGGTTCTTTGCATTCCACGGATTGTAAGGGGTGAATGTACCATTGTTCTGAATCAAACACTGACGTCTAACCGGTTCGAAGACCGGCAATTCATTAGATCTCATAAATTCGTTGAGATCATTCAGCAGCAATGGGCTATTCTGCTTATCTGTTCCGAAAATTACCTGCTTCATCTTCTTAGCCCTTAGAATATAAGAAATTTTAGAAGGAGCAAGCAAGATGCGATCAAATACAACCTTATCAGAGAAAGCATCTACGATGGCCTGAATATCTTCGAATACGTCTACATTAGCAATGTTCTCATCATTCCATTTCAGAGTAACCTCACCTTTATTTTCGGCAGGCATGTTATAATCAATAGTCGTCTTAACGCCACCCTCAGGGTTATTCGTTTCATCCAATGTGGCAATACCTTCATTGGATAACGCTCCCATAGCGATGATATCCAGTTTTGCCTGTACGCCTTGAACCGGAGTTCTAACATTGCCCCACATCAGATCAATAAGCTGTCTTTTTGCGACTTCTTCCGGAATTGATTTGCTGTCCAGAATTTCCAGAATCTTTCTGTAATCATCAATGGTCAAAGGCAGCGTAATTGCATGGTGAAGCACCTTTTGAGCAATAGTTTCAAGCCCATGAGTGCCCAATACCGGTTCTTTCGACTTGTCATCAATTGTTGCAGCCGCGATAGTGACATTATACTTGCCCTTAATTTCTTCAAAGTTTAATCCAATGGAAGGATAGTCCCAATTGAAAAATCTCTCATAGAACACGTTATCAAACAGCATTTTATGCTGTCTTGATACTGCATCAAAACGCAATTGAGTTTGCCTTGTGAGCTCTCCAAAAAGAGAACTATACTTTAATCTTTCTGCCATAGTATTACTGTTTTACGTAAATAATATTAGGGTTGTTTTTCATACAGATACCCTGCATCCATGAAGCGGGTAATTGCACTGTATATCCCAAAAGGACAACTGCGTCATACGCAGCCGAAACAGTGTCTTGATCACTACCTGCCAAAGGTTCGGTGTCTTCACCAACAACCGCGTTTGGTTCATACTTGGCCGCAGAACTACTTGTAGCCGTCGCTTCAATAAGAACATCGTCTGCCGCAAGCCCCGAAATAGCAGACGACAATGTCAATACATCATAATCTGCATTTGACGTATCAATGGAAGATACCGTAACACCGGTTGTTTCCCCCTCCTTCATTACGATATCATTAATCTGAAATAAAGTTCCTTTAGGGACTCTCGGTTTTGTGGTTGTTCCGCCAGATACGACTTTTGCATATTTAGATACAGCCGCAGTAAGGGTTCCGATAACAATATGTAATGGCGTCCCTTTGGGAATTACTGTCCCTTTTGGAAAAGTCTGCAACAGTTTATATCCTCCAGGGAGGATTTTGGCTTCTCCACGCCAAAATACCGGCATGTTGCCAGCATAAGATTTACCTTCGAATTTAACTCCCATTTGTTTCTATTTTTTAATGGTTAATTTGCATCTGGAAGACCTTTTGCCCATTCTTCAGCCATTTCTTTAGATTTTTCCTCTGAAGTAGACAGAACGCCAGATGCGTTACTACTCTCAAGCCCTGCGGTAACAATGTTTTGCTTTACGCCTGCCAAATAAGAGTTAATTGCAGCCTCATCCATTTCCGGGGTGATGGCAAATCCCTCTTTGACTCTCCATTCCGGTATACCTAGTTCTTTCGCCTTAGAAGCGATCATATTAGCCCTTACAGCCTGCTGTTCCTTTGCTTTATAAGCATTAAGCTCTTCTTGAATGGGAAGCAGTTTTGCAGTAAGTACGTCTTCAATCATCTTCTGCAAATCGGGTTCGTTTTTTTTCTGCTCGCCCCCACCAGCAGATTCTTCTTTCTTTTCCCCTTTTGCTTTATTGACAGCATCAGTTACCCGCTTATCAATACCACTCTGAAGAGAAGACAAGAATGTTTTTTGACCATCAACAACGGCCTGTAGATTTTCATCAGTTACAAAGCCTGTATTAGCAAGAGCTTCGGCCTGTCCCTTCAAGATTTCATCACTTAACCCAAGATTTGAATAATTCTGTTTTAAGGAGTTGAAAATTTTATCTTTCATGTTTGATCGTTTTTAATTCAGCATAAAAGTATTAAGTAGCTAATTGGGAGAGAAATATTTAACTTAATGAAATACGACAATAGATTCATTGTCGTAAAATTGTGCCGCTTTATAACAAAAAACAATACCTATATAAATAATAATCCCTGTAAGAAGAATAGGATTGTGTCTTCTTGCAGGGATTATTATATTCCAACCGACTGTTGCTTGTCACTGCTTTATCGGCTGCGCATGCGCCGGCACATCCTTTAAATCGTACGGTCCCGGTGTCATAGCCTGTATACAGAGGTACAATACTCCGTCCTGCGTGTAGTACTTGTTAAATTCAAGTGCCATATTTTGCTTATATGGAATAGGATCTTCTATCGTGCCGGAATGTTCTTCTGCGTCTACTATTTTCCACAGGCTTAGGGTAGCTGTGCTAGGCTTCCAGTTTTCCTGTGTTTTATGATCTTTCAAGGCTTCCCAAAGATCACCGTCACATTGGTATTTGTGCCCTTTAACAACGTCTATGCCAACTTCCCATTCGGGGTATCGATCTTTGACCTGTAAGGCTTCCGATGGGGAAAGGTCATATGTATTTATCTCTTCTGTAGCTTCTTTATCCAGTTCGTCCAAAGCCAATAATCTGCTGAACTGCCTATTGATTACGGGTTGTTCTCCTTCTGGATAAGTCCATTCTTCACTATTCAGTAGTTCGACAAAAGACGGATCGCTAAAACTATAGCGAGGAAAATCTTCATCATCGAAGGGTGCAAGGTATTCCTCATGCAAGATTACCTTGCTTTGGTCTACACTCGTCCTCATTTCGGGCAGTATTTCAATACCATGTGATTTTGCCCATAATAAATCTACTATTGCGTATTTCATATTATTTTGCTTTTAAAGTTTGTAAATAGTTATATGCTTTGATACAGTCGTCTTTGGATAAGTTCTGGTTGTTATAAAAGCCTAAATTTTTGAAAGCTAAACTTGTATAAACGTTACCTAAAATACCAATTACCAATGTTCCAACACTTTCATTTACGGTTTGTTGTTTTGAATCTATTATTTCAGTCCAATCATTCAGATAGATTCTACCATCCGAACAGATAGCGTTAACAGAGCGAATGTCTTTAAGTTTAAAAAAATTCCAAGCATCATTTATAGATATATTTAACCCATCAACATGATTGTATATGAATAAGCTGTTTTGTTTAACAATCCCAGATAACTTATTAGCTTCAGGCTGCAACATCTTCCAATTGCCAACAATCGTCCAATTCTTATTAAGTGTAAAGGAGCTACTAACAACTCTATCATCCACCCCATCAGTAACCAGGTATCCTTCGTATTCGGGGATTTGTTCTATATTAATGTCACAGGATTCTTGTACCTTATTTAAGGTAAATCCATACCAATCTCCATTTGCTTTAAATAAAAAAGACGGTAATGTATAAATTCCATCTTCTGATATTTTGTATATCTGTTGTCCTTCAGAAGTTGCTTGTCTATATGATAGGGTTTGACCATCTTTCAGCCCATAAACTTTTATCACATAAGAAGGAACTGTAAAAGAAGGTTGTTCAGGATAGGATTGATAATATAACTGTGTAGACGCAATCTTAACTGAAGTCACATTTACAGAATAACTCGTCCAAGTTATATCTGCCCTATCAGTAGATTTAACCCATCTACCACCATTATAATTCTCAGCATACAATCCATACCCACTCCCTTCTGCAAACCCAAAATTCGACAGCACAAGATCATTACCATTGCCCGTAATGTTGGCAATAGTAGCACGATCTTCGTCCTCGTTGGTTTTGCCTACCACTGTCCATGCTTGGTCGGGGAAGAGCCAGGGATAGGTTTTGACGAAGTAGTTTTTGATCTTGGTCAGTTCTTCTTCGGTGGCATCGTGGTCGAGAAATACAAGTTCCCAGATGGCGGCATTGGAATATAAATTACCTTCTTTTGAGTTTCTACCTACTACTAAAGATTTACCCCCTTCTAATAATTCTCCTACAGAGATACTTTTTTGATTATATTTACTTGTTGTTTGGTATGTTAAAGGATTATTATAATTAACTGTTATTGGAGAGCTTTTGCCAAAGCTGGCTGTCAAAGAATCTATAGTCCTTTCAAAAATAAAAGCACCTTGATTAGAGCCAGCACTATTCGATAATAAGTAACCGGGTATATTTTTATCTATTATACTCCTTAACGCCACAACCGTATATCCCTTTTCCTTGGTCAGAATAGGAAAGTTATCACAGACACCGTAATCGTCTACTCCGTCAAAGACAAGTGCGCCGGGGTAGAGAGGTAGGATTTCAATAGTAAACTCTCCTCTGGTTGATCCATATCCGTTATAAAAATATACAGGTTTACCAACTTCAACTACTGCTGAATTAACAGTATATATGCCATCTTTGTCCCATGTACCGTAGACAGTATTCGTTGTTCCAAAAAAAGCTAATGTTAATTTATTTCCAGGCTGTAACCCCGTTACCCTAAACGTAAAATTCATGTGCTTAACACCAGGTTTTATAGCTATAAAGACATAATCATCTAATGTGAATTTATAGAATGTTAGGTGATTTTCATCGCTATATCCACCTACTCCACTCATCCCACCCCAAGCGAAATTCTTGAAGGATAAGAACCGACCTTTATGGTCCGCATCCTCGATCCTCGGATCGTCCATAGCCGCCATCATCTCGTTCGTCAGGCCGCCGAAATGCCAACGGGTGACATCGCCCGGAAGTTGCGGGAAGCCGTCTCCGGAACCGCCACCACGTCCTCCAAGTCCCAGCTTTATCCCTCTCAAGTCTATGCCCGAAAGATCAATGCTGGATAAATTGATGTTCTTGAGAGTTATCATTGCAGTACATAAATTTTAGATGGTTCCGTTGTTGTCACGAGTCTTACCGTCTGTCCAGCTTTGCCTATTACCCCATTCTCCCAAAGCATGACGTTTCGGACGGGATAAGCCGCGACCACCCAATTATCACCAGTAATGCTTCTTTCCAAAACAATATCGCCCTTATCTTTCAGTTCTACATGTAGAACGATATCACTTGAATCAAGTGATATAGAATCCGATATATACTTGTCTCCCTGTTTGCTAAATGTTACTTCTTTTGCCATAATATTTTAATTATCAATTTTGTGAATAAATATATCTTGTACCACCATTTAAGCGAGATTTTGACTTCTATCGTGCCGGAATTTTCATTGTTGATTGGAGTCAGACGAACCGGCATTACCATTTGCTTGATTGATTTCATTATTAAGAGTGTTTTGTTGTTTTTCCTCCAATATCTTTCGTATCTCATCCTCTGGTTTATCCGTTATACTAAGCATTTTCACGGCTGTTTCAAGAGATATAATGCCGTCGTTATACAATTTGCCTATCGCTGCCCACTTCTTATCTATATCTTCTTGAAATGGTTCGGAAAACTCAAAATCAATATCTAAAGCATCCAGCTTAGACTGTAATTCTATATGAGTTACATTCTTCATGATGGCCAATATCAGATTCTTTTCCCGGTCTACCGCAATCTCATATATTTCCTTGCGATTGTCCCTTTTCATATAAGATGGAGCCATTGCACGCTTTAAAGCCTCTCCCGTTAACGTGCCCAAGCCTTTCGTGTTCTCCGGTGAAAAGTTAAAAGTAAAGGTGTCATTAAGGATAGATTCTTTCAGTATGTCTTTTTCAAATTTCTTGAGTTCAACGGAATCCGGTGGTGCTACATAATCGAACATACTATCTGGTCCGTGCATCCTAATAACTTCCCCCACATTATCTGGATCACTCAGAGAAGCCAACACATCTGCCGAAACTTTAGCTTTTGGATCTGCAAAATAGTTGACAGTATCGGCAGATTTTGAATCGACATACTCGTCCCTATTTATACGAGACTGTGCGCCCTCCCATTCTTTTTCCTGTTGATAATAGATGATATTTATTTTTCCAGTAGGATTAATTATAGGCAAAACTTCCCATCCGCGATCATTTTTCTTGCATCTATAAATAACCTTTGGAGTCTGAATATCGAAATGTTCTACCGTGTTTACTCCCTCTTTCAAGTAATATCCATAACCGAAAGCCAACATGGTCCCGTACTGGTCAAAAAGAGGACGCAAGGTATAACCCAAAGATTTTGCCAACAAAACAACTTTCACCTCGGCTTTTCCGGTTCCCTCATTGCGATAAATATGGTACAATTTAGCACATTCCGTCTCGGAGCCTGCTAAACGTTTAGCTTGACGCATGGTTGTGTTGAAACGGGTATCCTTCAAAAACTGAGTATATGCGTCAAAAGCAACATCTTGCACGTCGGGATCATTTTTGCTCCATTTTATCGGTTGCCCCAACAGATAAAACAATGCAACCTCATTTATGTAAGCCTGCCATCTACGAGGCAGTTTCTCTGTAATATATGGCTGTTTGTTCTTTCTGAGTTTATTTTTGCGATTCATCACATCATGGAGAGCGGGATCGTATTCTTTTATTGCTTCCATAACTTCCAAATCTCGATTTTGAAACAACTCCATCGCCTGACTTATATCTTTTTCTGCGATCAAAGTCATTAAGTCTTTGTTGGTGCTTGTCCCATTTAAAGATCCGCCCCTAAACAAATCCACTATGTAATTCAATATCGATGCCATATCTTAATTTTTAATAAATTCCTAAATCTTCCTTAGAATACTGGTGCGTAGTTAATACCTTACCGAGCAATTTCCCTATCGTATAATACCTAGAAGCGTCTATAAGATGGTTGTAAGCATCAATAGGCTCGTTTATAAATTTACCATCTTTATTTTGTTCATAAACGTAATTTTTAAGCTCTCGGATCAAATTGACAGACCTACGAGTAACGCATATTTTATACTCCATCATTTTAAACAAGCCTCCCATGACGGAACCTTTATATTTATCGGCGGGAAAGATAATAATCCCCGCATTAGCAATCTCCTGTATTAACCTAGGGTCGGCACTATCTGCGTAAACAAACAATCCCAGCTTCTTCAATTCTTTGATGATTTCGCTTGTGAGCATGTGCGTCCGGTAACACTGCTCATCCAAATACAGTCTATTATCAAGTACCCCACATTTAACTATAGCGGTAGGGTCCGAACTGTATCCAAAATCAAGA